GAATGAGGGGAATGGCGTGCGAGGGAGCGCTTTCGGCTTGGTTCTTTGCTGTTTCTCCAGCCCCACCAAAAAATCGATTTTTCTCTTAATTCTGTTGATGATAACGACCGGCTGACCGCGCTTTTCCAGCTCCGCAATCTGTGCCGAAGTCAGTTGCTTGTTGTCGACATAATCCCGATCTTTCTCAGACAGCTTACGCGACTCTTCCGATGACTCCTCCGCTTCCTCAAACATCCGGACAAGCGAATGCAGCGAGAAAGGATCGGACTCGTTGCTGTCATTGTCGGAGATCGTGTCACGGGACGCTAATGCGAGCATCTACGCACACCAAAAAATCAAATCGACCAAACACGCATAAAATTGCCGCCCTTGCGACCCGGAGGCAATCGAACCCAAGCCGTCGCTGTAAACCCGTCAACCGCCTGCCCGAGATCAACACGCGCCGGAATACAGACGATCACGATATGACCGCCACGCCACGCCTTGATCCAAGCTTGAACCGCATCACCGTCAGGAGGCCAAACAGACAACATCGCATGACCGGGACAGGCTTCCGCCGCCATCATGTGATCGCCCTCAATAACCAATGGCGACCTCGGCTCCCTGTCATACCCAACACAAGAAAGACCAGCCCCGCGCATAGCCTCTAGCCATTCGCCAGACCCCGCCCCAATCTCACAAATCGGACATCGCAAAGCACGTAAAACATCCATCGCCAAATCAGTCGGACGACACAGCACCGTGTCACGCACCCGTCCCACCATCAAAAAAAAGAGGCCCAAAAGGCCCCAAGAACAATCAACACCAATGCTGTACCAACCAAAAACCAGCTAATCCGATGCGCATCCATGAAACATCAAACTGTGATCCATGACGCCGCAGCCGGTTCCGCCTTGTCCCATCCATCCCGCAAAATCGGTTGGATCAATTTCGACCGCGCGCCCGAGATGGTTTTATCCAAAAGCTGTCCGACCAGACCCAACGCATCCACTTGATCGTCATGGACCCCGGCCGGAAACCGCAATAGCTCAGAGATGAAATCCGACGTGTACTCCGCATTTCGCAAAAGCCTCAGACCATGCGAGGACATGCGACCCCGGATCGATTGCGCACGCACAGCCTTGTCGCCACGAGTAGGAAATGCCGTCCGCTTGCAATACGCCTGACGCTCCCGTTCCCGCTTTACGAGCAAAGGACCAACACCAGACCGGATTTGCCCCTGTTCCTCTGCCCATTCCAACGGATGCCATTTCTTTACGAGATCGCAGTAGGACTCTACCCACACATCGGACGACACTTGAGCGCGCCACAAATCCAAAAGGTACAGATTTGCATCGGGATCAACGCCAATAACGACGTGACACGTATAATCTCCGCCCCTTGATGTGACAGCGTAGTCGCTCCCACCGTAAACCCGTAACTCCCGAGTCTCAGGTAGCCGATCCACATCACGGATCCATTCCCTCTTGAAATAGTCGCCATCTTCCGGGACCGGCCGACCCTGATACAAAGCCGACCATAGCCTCGCATCCTGCTTTGCCGTCTTCCGCATCTCTTCCGTAAACCACTCAGGCCATAACGGATCACCCGGCCGGCGCCCTAACGGATCCTCAAACGAATCCGCCACCATCGGGATGTTGATCACCCGCCATTGCCCGCCGCGTTCAGCCATCAATCGACCGGCCAAGTCGTCCTCATGCCACCGAGTCTGAATCAGAACGATCCCACCATGCGGCTTTAACCGAGTCTCCAAATCGAACTTGAACCACTCCCACGTCTTGTCACGGAGCACCGTCGACTCCGCATCCTCCCGAGACCGGATAGGATCATCAATCAGTGCAATGTCCGCCCGACGACCCGCCAAGGCACCACCGACACCAGCGGCAAAGTAATCGCCTCCCCGTGTCGTTTCCCATCGGCCGGCCGCCTTGTTGTCCTCCGAGATCCCATACCCCAAAACCTGTGTGTGCTCGTCCACCAGATTCCGGACCTTACGACCCCATCGTTCCGCCAATTCCACCGTATGCGACGCCGCAATAATCTGCCGTGTCGGATCCCGAGCCAGAAACCAAGGAGGAAACAAAACGCTCGCATATGTCGACTTCGCAGACCCCGGAGGCAGCGTCAGAATCAAACGCGCGTCCGGAGTCCGCTCCACCCGTTCGAGTTCAGATATAATGATTTGGTGATGGGCCGCCGGCTCAAAACCGCACAGCCTTGAAAACTCAGTTAAGCTTGTTCGGCAGTTGTGCCTCTGAATCTCCGGTAGCAGGGCTAGCAATTCTTCCTGCCGCTTCGTCGGCAAATCGCGCCAGTTGTTCGGCAATCTCAGCAGCGGTTCGCTCATGACTCGTCACATGCATTTCTTTCGGAAGGACACTCGCAATCACCGTCACGAACTTTTCAGGAGCCCACTTGGCCGTCTCTTCCAGCGCCTTGTACCCAAATAGCTCCCATGCCTTCAGACAATCCTTTAAGAATGCCCCTTGGAGCTTCACCTTAGTCCCAGGGATCCGACCATGCGGATTGCCGCTTTGACCCTTTTTATACGGCATCGATCATACTCCTCAACCGTTCCATATCCGCTTCCAACTCAGGCGACCCGTTCACCCAGGCAGTCACCAACTCACGCAGAATCACCCGACACTCATCCCGCGCCCGCAATGCCTCTTCCGTCCGCATCACCTGAAACTCAACAGCTTCCCGGAGTTGATCAATGATCTCTTGGCGCGGCAGTGGATCCATCTCACCCACCCGTCCTTACATTAGACGACGACGCCACATTGCCCGTAACCGTCCCGCCGATCTTAATATCGCTGTGCGCAATCGTCCGTGTGCCACAGTTGATGTTGACCTTGAAATGACACCGGATATCGGCCCAGTTCAGATCAGCCGTCGTGTGCTCAAGGAGCTTGTCCGTCCATTCGATATGACCACCCTGGTGCATCGTGAACGCATGGATCAAACCACCCCTTTCCGTGCGGACGATTGGCGTGGAATTTTTGGTGGCGCCGAGAAAGTGGCCAAACTCGCCAAACGTCAGACAATGCAGTTGCCCACCCTGATCCATCCCGTCGACAATCACAGTCGGACAGCCCGACGCCATCCCATTGCACTCCGACCGCCCGCCGCCACCAATGTACAGCCGACGCGCCGAAGTCCGATAGCCGTTCACATCCGTCCCAGGCTCAACCAAAACCTGACACCGGCCGGTCCCATTCAAATAGCTGCCGATAACCGTTGTGTCCTCGACCTGTCCCTTGACCAGCAACACAACCGACCCACCAGCGCCAGCCCGAATATCGCAGTTCTGAAACACATTCGCCGACGTGGACGCCGACTTGGCCCGAGGCTTGTTGTAGCTGTAAGGGAGATTCCAATAATCCGCATTCCCCATCGTCACAGCGGCGCCAGGATGACCGGAGTGCGGACGATCCCCACGACCCTGGACCCAGAAATTACAGGCATCAAACAACAGGATCTCACCGCCGATGTTAATGATACAGCCGACACCCCAGTTGCCAGAGACTTGCATCAAGGACATCACGCCAAGATCGCCACACTGGCCACCACCGTCCGCAATCGCATCGTCTCGACCGGCCAACAGAAAACAGGAGGGAGTCCCGGTCGACGCACCGTCAAACACACCGCCAATCAACTTCCAATGCCGCTTCGACCCAACGACCTCAAACACCGGCTTGCCATTGGTCTGACATACGACATGACGCGGGTAACCATGCCACATGCAGCGAATCGTGCAGCCGTGTTCAAGTTTGACGGTCTGCGTAATTCGCCAGTCAGGGGCAGGAGGGATGTCGATCTGGAAGAATTGCCACGAAAGCGCATTGTTTAACATCGCACCAAGACAGGAACCCGGAAACCACGCCGCGTCCGCAACACCCATCATCTGATCGCCGTCAAACCGACCGCCACCAGAGTTCTCAAAAATCTGATGATGACCGGCAATGATCGACGCACGCCGACCAAGCGTCACAAGAACACCAGCCATCGGCTTCAACACAGCACCCGGCGCAAACGTCGTCACCCCATTCAATGTCAGATGCGACGTAATCTCATGAACGCCCTCGGGATAATGCAAATCATCGTCTCCGGTTGGAGGTTCTATAGGTGGATCGGGGGGATCTATGGGTGGTTCGACCGGCGGATCTATAGGAGGTACAACGACCGGCGCCTGTTCAAGTGCAGTCACACGCGCAATCAAAGACGCTATCTCTTGATCGATTAAAGCGCCGCCGTTGCTCGCCATTTAAAATCCTATTTTCTTACCGGCGGTGGGACTCCAGACCATGGGACCCAAATTTTAAAATTATACCGGGGGGGGTGTGTGTGGGACCCGGTTTTCCCTAAAGGAATCCGTGACTTTTACCCGGACCTACCCCCCCCCTCTTTCTCTATTAGGCCGATATCAGGACACTTAGCTTGTTAAGCTAAAACACTAGCACATTGCATTCAGGCGTCGAGGCCGGCCGACCCTGCCGAAAGCCAGCCTCGACACCATCAACCACGAGAGGGGAGGACACTCGCGGCCGAGTCGTGTTTCCAATCTAGGCCTGTCCTGTTTCCATCCTCCGCTTACTGCCTGCTTACTATTCAGCAGCGGTGGAAACTGACCCTAGCAATATCAAGCACTTAGCGACCGCTAACCTCTCATTGCCAATCAGCGACTAGCCTAGCAAGCT